ACACGCGTAAGATCGTCGGCAGCGTCAGATGTGTATAAGAGACAGCTTTAGTGTTGTTTAAATATTTTGTAGCACCATTGTTACGGATAATTTCAGCAGCTTGAAGATTTAATTCTTTTATAAAATCATCAGCAGTTGCTTCTGTTTTATTTTTTAATATTAATTTATTTACTTCTTGAGATGTTTTATTAGCAGTAGCTTTTACTCCTTTATAAACAATAGGAGCTCCACCTCTTAATACAAACCCTCCACCAGTTGCTAAAGCTGTATCTGTTGCTAATTGTTTTGGGTCAATTTCTCCTTCTTCTGCTAATTGTTTTGCAGTAGAATATTCAGCTCCCCACAATCCAGAATATAAACCAAATTTTGCTGCTGCTTTAAATAACTTATCTCCTTTTGTATATAAAGCTGCTGGACCAGATAACAATGTAGTAGGACTTAATAAACTTCCTCCTATTTCACCAGTTAAAGCATAGCCGCTATCTTTCATTTCTGGAGTTAAATTAGGATAAGCTTCTTCTGCATCTGTAATATTTTTATTTTTTAAATACTCTCGTCTTAAATCATAGGTTGGAAGATTTTTAAAATCATCTATTTCTTGATTATGTTTTAAAGCAGTTTCTTCTGGAACAGTTATTAGCCCATTTGTCCAAACTTTTTTTCCTGATTTATTTACTTGTTTATATTTTGATTTACCAATAACATTAGGAAATTTTGCTTTTGCCATATTTGCTAAATAACCTAAATCAGATGTTCCAATTTTTGCACCATACCCTAAAGCATCAGACTTCCATCCTTCATATTCTCCAGTCATAGGAGCATTTGTAGAATTTATACCTAACTCTTCAGCAGTAAAAATATCTTGATTTGAATTAGCTTGAGCTTTAGGTGATTGGATAGGCGGAACAATGCCTAACTCTTCAGCAGTAAAAATATCTTCTTCAGGTAATGCCATATTTAGTTAACCTTTTTATAAGTTCCATTAGGAAGTATTTGATACTCACCATCCCTCTCACCTTTACCTTTTATTAATACATTTCCATTAGGTAAAGTAGTTATTCCTGTACTTTCTTTTGTTCCCCCTGTTAATTGGCTTTCAACATAACTTGTAAATTTATTACTATCATATGATTCATTATCACCAATAAAGCTACCTTCAATTAAAGCTCCGCTCTTTTTAAATAATTCTATTGCTTGATTTGTTTTTGCAGCGTCGTTTATTGGAGTTCCTTTAAGCTGATTAACTCTTCCTATTTCTTCTGCAACGGATGCAATATCATTTGCTATATTAAATTTATTTATAGTACCTTCGGGAGTAAATCCTAATTCTTTATTTTCTATCCTACCTAAAACAGCTTTAATATTAGTCATAGATGCAGAAGAAATGTCTCTTGTATCTGTAGAACTATATGGGTCACCTATTGCTATCCAATTGTCAGGAATACCATCACCATTTTTATCATCTGCAAGAGCCCCTTTAGGGACTTGCCATTTTTGCGTTTTTTGAGTAACTTCATTATATACATTTTGAAATGATTGTGATTGTGGGTCTTTTATTTTTGGGTCAGCTACTTGCGTTGTGCTTTTAATATTACCAAATTTATCTTTAACTACTAATTTGCCATCTATAACTACAGTGTCTAATTCAGGATTTTGTAACTTATTTATACTTTCTGCTAATCCTAAATTTGCTGTAAGAGCTGGGTAAGATTGGTTACCTGCCAATCTATTTAATTTATCTATATTTATTTCTTGTGATACTGTAGGAGATTGAGGCGTTGTTCCAAACATAGGTCTAACAGATTGTTCTCCGCTAGGTAATGTAAGTTGTTTTGGTCCTATAGGTAGATTGGGTCTGTTAGTTAATGTAGTATTAAATAAAGGCATTTTTGATATTTCATTTTCTCTTGCTAATTTTTCAGCAGCTAATACTCTTTGGTCATCTTGATATTTTCTTTCTCCTCTTTGATACTCAACTTCTTTTAATTTTTGATTCATCAAAGCATCTTTAGTTAATTGCTCGTAAGGAGATTTCATTGCTTGTAATCCTTGCATACCAGCTTTTGCGAAATAAGGAAGTATTGAACCATACTTTTGATTCTTTGGTTGAGCTAGGTAGCCTAGACCTGCACCTAACAGACCTTGAAAGATAGATTGTTTTCTAGCAGCTTTTAAATCCCCTGCTCCAAGCAATCCTAAATCTTTTAATTTTCCTGCATATCTAGGTTCTGGATTTATATAGTTTAATATTTCATCTAAATTAAGCGTAGCCATATCTTTCCTCGTATAATTTTCTTGGGTCTTTTACAAAAGTTGTGTTTGGTGCTTGTACATTTATTGCTAGGGGTGAGCTAATTGTAGGTTCTTTAGCAGGTATAGATTGAGGTGGGCGAACTTGTAATTGTGGTGGAGGTTGGTTAGTTGCATCTATAACTTGACCACCCATTTGAGCTGTACCTACTTTATCCATAAACGACATATTTTCATAGCCATCATTAATAGTTCCTGTTAAAGAATTAAATCCATCTCCAATCATAGTATTTTCTAAACCATATCCAAGCAGTCCTTTCTCACCTGTAAGTGAAGAGTTCATAACTTGATTAGATATAGGTTGACCTAAAAATCCTACATTACCTCCAACACCTGCTCCGCCTAATTGTGTAAATGGAGATATGCTTTCACTAAATCCACCTGTAGTTAAAGGGTTTACAGAACCTAAAGCAGCTCCTTCGTACATACCTGCTCCGCCTAATGCACCTAAACCACTACCACCTGCTGCTGCTGAATTTGTCATTAACAAAGGCATTGTGTTAGTTGCTGCGTTTGCTGCTACTGCATTAGTCATTCCTGCTGTAGTTGTTCCTGCTGCTCCAGAGCCTAATGCTCCTGCAAAAGCTCCTGTTCCAAAACCTCCTACACCAGTACCAATAGCAAGACCAGTCATTCCATTACCACCCATTGCTCTGTCAGCAACATAACCTGCTGCCATGTAAGGTATCATTGCCATTACTTACCTCCCCCGCCTGAACTTTGAGTAGTAGAGTTTATAGGGGCAGGAGCACCATAAGCAGCTGATAAGTAAGATTGTAATTTAGTGTAAGGTTTGTTTTGTTCAAACTCAAATCTACCAATATCAGATTGTAATGCTTGTCTTGAATAATCTTCTTGTTGTTGCCCTACATTCATAAGCTGTTGTATATCTGAATAATCTGCTGCTGCCATTTGTGGAGCTTGTGCAATAGCGGCATCTTGTCTTGCTCTTTCTGCACCAAAGTTACTATAAGCTAATTCTGCTGCTCTGTTAGTTAAAGAATTTGCTAGGTTTTCTGATGCTTGTGATTCCATTTCACCCATAGCACCTGAACCATATCTACCAGAAGCTGCTGTTCTACTACCAATGTCTCTAATAGCTTTGTTAAATTCATTTACAGCAGGAGTTGCTGCACTTGCCATCATTGCAGAAAAATATGGATTACCTGCTGATAGTCTATCTCCACTAATTGTGCTTAACTGTTGTGCTTGAGCTGCTGGTACTAATGGATTACCAATTACAGCTCTATTACTAGCCATTCTTAAAGCATCTTGTGTAGATTCTGATGCTGGAACATAAGTTGCATCTGGGTAATATTCTGGAGAGTCAGCTTTATATAAATTTTGAGCTTCTCCTAAACCATAGGTTATGTATGGCAATATAGCAGGGTCAATATTTTGATTTGTTGTTTGTGTTTGACTACCACCACCACCTTTCATTTGAACCAATCCTGTTTTTAAGTTAATGCTACCCTCACCCCCTACGGATTTAAGAAGTTTATCTTCAAAGTCATTAATATGAGCTAGTTTAGTATCACCTTCAATACCATAACCTGCTACATCTTTTAAGAGCTTTTTAAGTAGCCATACTTTAAGTTTTAATATCATTGTTGTTCCTATGTTTAAATGTTAGTGTTGCTAAATAAGCTCCGCAAGGAGTTCCAAAATAACCTATATGTTTTCTTTTATTGTTGATTCTTCTTTGTGCTACATAAGGTCTAGTTTTGTTACTATTGTCTATAGAAAAACCTTTTGGGATAGTTCTTCTTGCACAATTTTGTAGATTAGTAACTAACTGTAAATTTTCTAATCTATTATCAAAGCCGTTATTGTTAATATGGTCTATCTGTAATTTTTTAGGTATATCTCCATTGTGCATTTCCCAGATAATTCTGTGAACACGATAAGTTTTTCCTTTATGCGTTGTTCTAATATAATTTTTATCTTTCCATCCAACCTGTATATTTTCTTTAGTTAGTAGCAATCCATCTTTGTAATTATATTTTTTGTTCCAATTAATCATTTATGTTGAGCTCCATTAATGTATATTTAGGTTCGTACCCGTACAATCTATTCCATAACTTTTCAATAGATTTATACTTGGTACTACCTTGTATTTTAGTACATCCTTGCTCTTTTGCCCACCTCTTGAATTGCTCAAATCCTTTAGTAGTGTTCTTTCCGCCAATGTATGTAATATATGCAACCCTATCATTTGGGTAATTAATAAACTGAACAGTGACAGCTACATAACACTTATCTTCTTTCATTACTAAAAGTAATTGTTGCTGACCTTGCGTTACTAGCAGTTTTAGTTGGTCTGCTGTAAATTCGTTGTTACCTTTGTCTAATGCTTTTTGTAATAAAGGTTCTGCAAGATACCAAAATCTTTGCACTTGATTCGTAGGCACTACATAGAGTTTCATAAAATTTATCCAACGATTATATAATCATATGTTACATCAGTATGAGATGTATTTCTATGCCCTATAATAAAACTACCTTTGGCTTTTGTTTTAATATATGTATGGTCTGACTCTGCTGCTGCATTTGCAGTTCTTGAAGATAATACGATAATTGAATCAAAACCTGCTCTTTCATTATTAACTGTAGTTTCTGTTACTGATGTTGCTAAAGTAAAAGTACCACTATTATTCGTCTTGCCATTCATAGCGTTATTAACCACTTCTGCAACTGCTCTAGGGTCACCACCTTGATAGGGAAGTGTACGATACATTCTAGGCATTATCTATTACCTTGTGGTTTTAAGTCTACATCTACTGCCATAGCTGTTGTCCAACTTCCTGTGGGTTGAACATTAAACCTATGATACCTACCTGCACTTCTTAAATTACATCTACCCTCTGATGTTGCAGGAACAAATGAACTAAACAAAATATTATCATCTAGCTCTCTACGGCTAGCTACAGCAACCTGTGCTGTTCCGTTATCTATTTGTGGTCTTGCTAGTGTTGCGACAGAGTTATAACCAATCTCTACATCTGTTGTAATTAATTGTGGTGTTATGGATGCTCCTGTAAAGGTTACTATTTTATTTCCTATAGCGCCTGCAAATAAAAATTTACCACCTATAAACAATCGTGAATCTAGTGATGCTGGCATAGTGTCTATATTTGTATATCCTAAACTACTTACTAAAGTTTCTAATGTTTCTCCTAAAGTAGCAATAGTACCTACTACATCTGATGTTGTTTCAGCTCTTGACCATTTTTGTAATTGCCAGTTGTAAATAAGTATTCTTCTGTTGCCATCTACATCCGCATAGTTCCAAACCACTAGGTTTTTAACAGGGTCTACAGCAGCACTCATTGTATTAATTTGAGTTAAATCAACTCTACTAAAAAACCATCTATCTATTTTTTCTAATCCTATGTTTGTTACTGTTTGTCCATCTGTAGAATACCACCCATCATCTGACAGGAAGAAACTAATGTTTCCGTACCTAGCAACAGAGTTACCCTCTAAACAACCTAATCCACTAGAGATGGTATCAAATTGAAAGAACAATGGCGAACCAACATATGAAGCTCTAACCACAGATTTTTCTAGTAGTATAACCCCAAATTCTCCACCTGTTATTGCTTGAACATTACCACCATCAGGAATTATTTGAAAGTCACTTTGGCTTGTAGCTCCAGAAGTCCAATCTGTTTCATCATTAATATCAGACCATTGAACTTTATCTGGATTTGTGCCTGTACCAATGTTACCTGCAAATACAAAGTCACGAACAACAGCAATGTCTTTAGCTACAGGAGCTGCTGCTGCAACATCTGCAAAGGCAGAAGAAACACCGATAGTCCATGCTTGTATTTTTTGCGTATCGTTACAAGCTAATACTATATTTCCAAATTGTTCAAATTTCCATGTACCATTTCCTGTGTAACCACCTACTTTGGATACATCTGCCAATGCAAGTGTTGCAGTATTTAATTTAAATAATTTTGTAGCACCACCTGCAAACACTTCTACATTAGCTCCGAATTTAGCTACAAAAACACTATTGAGATTTTCAGTAGCAGAATTAGAAAAATCTATCTCACTAGGAAAAGCTCCATAACCAATACCGACAGGATATACATTTTTAGCATCATTTAAACTACCTGCATTAGCTGGTTGGTCTGGTAGCCAGTCTGTAAATTGTAATCTTTTAGTTGTCATACTATCCTGCAATTTCCATAATAGTTATACTTGATGAAGCACGACCATCATTATTAGCAGCATCAGTATCTCTTTCAGACCTATTTATAAATGTTGTACTTGCACCTGCTGGGTTTGATGCTCCTAAAAGTTTGTATGTTGTTGCTGATGTTGTACTAGGTGAATCTAAAAAAGTGCCAGATACACATTGCATTTGTCCTGTATTTCCTGTATTTACTACTGCTATTGCTGTAGTTCTACTTCCTGCTGAAGCTGCTGAACCTATATTAGTAGTGTCTCTATGCAATCTTAAATAGCCATGTCCTGCATCTCCTCCATTAGCCATATTAACATTGTACATAACTAATATTTTGTTTGATGATGATGATGGAGTTATTGCAATACTTAACCCAGTAATATCTTGAAATGTTAAACTTTTTGTTAATGTTTGAGTATCAGTTTTTTGTGCAAAAAGCACTTGTAATACCTTTCCACCTACACCAGTAGCTAGTTTTGCACTTGTAATATTACCATCTGCTATTTTAGCAGTAGTAACATTGCTATCAGCTATTTTAGCAGTAGTAACATTTACATCTGCTATTTTTGCTGTTGTTATATTGCTATCAGCTATTTTAGCTGTTGTTACATTTGCATTTAATATTTTAACAGTAGTAATTGCATCATTAGGAATACTTAAAGTTTCCCAAGTAGGAGTTGAACCTGAACCTGCTGATGTTAAATATTGACCAGAAGTTCCAGAAGCACCATCAACTGTAAAATTACCAGTAACAGCAAAAGTTCCAGAAGATGTAATTGTTCCAGAGCTAGTCCAACCATCACCGCTAGAGCCATCCTGCCAATCTTTAATTTGTGCCATTGTTTCACGAATAGCATTATTAATGGTACTGGGTGGGCATCCCTCATTTATGTTTATTGAGTTTATGTCAGTATTGTTAGCTGCAACACTATCCCATTGTGATACTTTAGTCTTTGCCATGTTTTATCCTTGTCGTTTCCAATCGTTAGTTCCTACTGTTGAATCAGTCCATATGTCACTACCTGCTGATACTGCTGACCATGTGTTTGTTTCTACTGGTACATCAGTCCATTCTTCACCAAGTAAATATCCTATTGCTGTTACTGTTCCTACACCATTTATAGAAGCATTAGCGTGTCTTGTAATAGATGATGCTGCTGTTAATGTTGCTACTCCCTCTACACTTGCAATTCCTGTAACAACTAATCCACCTAATGCAGATACTGTTGCTGTTCCAGAAATACTTGCATCATTAAGTCTTATTCTTAAACCATCAGCAGTTAATGTAGCAACACCACTAATACTTGCATCTGCATAAATAATAGAGCCAGATAGAGCGACTGTTAGTGTTGCACGACCACTAATATCACCACTACCAAATGCGACATAAACAGCGTTTGCTGTAACAGTAGCAGATCCCGTAATAGAACCTGTTGCATTATTAACAAGACCACCTAATGCAGATACAGTGGCTACTCCACTAACACTTGCATCACCAAGTCTTATTCTTAATCCATCTGCTGTTAGTGTTGCAGTTGCACTGATAGATGCAGCAGAAGTTCTTTCTCTTAATGCACTCGCTGTAACAGTTCCTATACCCTCTATCTGTGCAGCACCTGTTTTTGCTATAGTGCCTAATGTTGAGTACGGGCTCTGTGAAAAGGTTGAAATGCCAAACATTTATATTTCAGCCTCCATCACCTCGCTAAACATATCAGAACCAAAGAC